GCTCCACGATAAAATATGTTTGATAAACCCATTCTGTTAGGATTTGGAATAATAGTGAATCCTTCATCTAACTTTTGTATCTCTAATTCAAAGTCTTTAGTTTTCATTTTTTTGTAATGCTTCTAATGTTTCTACTGCGTTAATAAAAAGTAAGAAAGAAGCAGAAGCAATGTCAATTACTGACTTACTTGGTACTTCAACCTTATATCCATATTGTTTACCTTCATGCTCGAATGTATAAGCTAGGTTTCCATTCTGATAAAGCATATCAATATCCTTGTCTTTGTACGTGAATGTACTGATTTTGTTCATAATTATTTTTAGATTACCTTCAGTATCCTCGGGTGATTTCTACTGAGCGACCACCCGAGAGATAATCTTTAACTAATTATACTAAACAGAATAACTAGTGTCAAAACTACGCTGCTGAATATCCGTCTGTCGCCCCAGTTTTCAAATTTATCAACCAGTTTGCATTAAGAGTCTTACATGCAAATGGCATCTTCCAACCTACAGTTGAGAACTGGTCGAGAGGGTTATCAGTTGAATTAGCACCTGGATTCTTTACATACACTTTTGGTGCTGTAACTGAACTAAGATTGATAACACCGTAAGCGTTCTTTCCGAAGATGAAGTTAGAGTAAACGTTAGCCACGTTAGTTGCAGAAGTTGAAAATCCTCCTGTAAGTGTATAGTGCTGGTTGTTTGTCTCTACAAATTCTACTCCGTGAAGTTTACCTACCACACCTCGTTCGAGAGAGTCAGATGTTGTATATCGGTGAGCATCAAGCCATTCTGAGTTACCCATCAAGTCCATAGCTGTATATGGCCCAATAATTCCTCGGAATAGACCAGATTCGAACTTCTGTGCCTTGTTATTCTTGAGTGTTCGTACAGCTCGTCGAATTTCAAGACCTGTAAGTGAGTCTGATGTGTGGATAGTTGAGATAGCTGTACTTGAACCTGCTGCACCTCCAGTAGATGTTGATGAGAGTACGTTAGTAGCTCCTGAAACAAGTTCTGTTCGGATAAGCTGGTCAATAGATTCACCTGCGTTCTGACCGTGTACTGAAACGTGCTCTTTCAAGCCTTCTTCAATAGATGTCATTGAGTAAAGTGAACCTACTGTTGTGTAGTTACCGTAGTCTGCAAGAGTAGCTGAAATCGTAGAAGCTGTCATATCGACTGCTGTAGGATTAGCTGCTTCAGAAAGAGCTGTAGTAATTACTGCAAGCGGTGTAAATCGTGTGAAATACACTGTCTTACCACTGTTCATTGGTACATTTCGTACCTGTGCACCGAAATCATGTCGCAATTCAATCTTTGCTCGGTCGAGGAATACTCGGTCGTAGAAGATTTGCATTGGAGCTGTCAAGCCTGGGTTTGAACCCTGGGCAAATGTTGTTGTTGACATTTAGTTTAGCCTAAGCTGTATGTATTAAGCTCTTGGCAATATTTTTTCCAAATCACTTACTGACATATTGTTGAGTTGTTCTGGAGTATACTTTCGCTCAACTTCTGACATAGACGAAGTGTCTGATGTCTGTGAAGATGCTCGTTCTGCACGTTCCTGTTCTTTCTTCTGATTTATAGCGATAGCAACAAGTGAATTTTTATCTTCAAGTGACTTTCTGCCGCCATTCTTCATAATGAACTCAACATCTGATTTTGAATATCCTTCGAGTCTTAGGTCTAGGACTTCATCATCAATACCGTAAGTGTTTGGTTTATCGTTTGTAATGTTCTGCGTAGGCTTTACTTGTTTAAGTTTAGCTTCTGCTTTCTTAGCTCTTTCAAATAGTTTTTTATTCTGTTCTTTAAGAGCTTCAACGTCTACTTCACCTGAAGCATCGTCTAGGATAATGTCAGTATCCATTTCTGTATTGGTTGTAGAGTCAATAATCTCGTGTTCTGTATCAGTCATATAAGCTATGGTTGATTAGGTTTAAAGGGTTTTCTCCCATGGATTGTGCTTTTTAGAGAGGTGGCTGTATCCTATAGCCCTCAAAAGATTAGTGTTGAGCCATTGCTCCGTAACTTTTCTTTGACTTACCTGCTGCGTTCAATGCAATTGCTATAATCTGCTTTCGTCGTCTTGCTTTTCCGTTAGCACCTTTTGCTTTGCCTTTTTTCATATTGTCTTTCATCAATTCCTTAATGTTCTTACCTACATTTTTTCCTAGTGGCATATTAGCTTCGTGCTTCATATTGGTTGCGACCTTTTTCTGGTACATCTTGTGTTCCATTCTTCCATTTAGCTGAAAGATTCTCACTTGAGTAAGTACCATTTAAATCAGTAGTTGAATTAGTCATATCTGCTGATTTAGTACTGATGATAGTAGTTGTGCCAGCATATTCTGGCTGTCCTACATTTCCACCTGTATTTTTTGTATCTAAACTTGGTTGTGTAATCATTTGAATATATTTTTATTGTCTGTTAATTGTTTTCGACTCACTATTCCTGTCTGTTCTAAAAACTCTACCATTGACTTATGAAGTTTCTGTCTACCAATTAGTTCTGCTTTTATATGCTCTGCTGGTTGGTTTACATCTACATCAGACATCTCGATAAGTGGATTTATATAATCCATTATGAGTTTCTCTACTTCAGCCCAATCTGGGTCTGTAAAGAATTTTTGATAAAGTTTATTAGATATTGTCATTATGATTTATAGTTTTTTGTACTTGGCTGGTCTGAATCATTTGAATAGTCTGATTCATTCATCTTCATAGCTTCCTCTGCTTTATCTACGTTTGGTGTGTAGTTACTGCATAGGAAGTCCGTTACTTCCTGAACTGGCTTGACGTACGCTAGTTCCGACTTGTTGTCCACCTTGTACGCTGGCACCACTGGTTTGTACTCCATTTGTTTGTTGGTTAGTTGGTAATTGTCCTGACTGCTCCATCTGTTGAGCCTGTCCTTCTGCTAAATCAAGCTCGGCTGGACTAATTCCAAGCTGTTGAGCAAGTTTACTGAATACGACCTTTGCTCTAGGGTCTTGTAAGATAGCTGGGTTCTCAAAGAATGGCATTATTGCCTGTGCATTTTGTACGATAGCATTAGGGTCTACTTGTTCATTGTCGATATTAAAATCAAATTCCCATTCTGCGTTTTTATAGAAGTTCTCTTTAATCTTTAAGAAACGATTTGAGCCGAGTTTTCGATATTCATTAAGAGCTTTCTGTATAGCTTGGTCTTGTAGGTCTTTATTTACATTTCCTCCACTTAGAGCTGTCTTCTTCACTACTTCGTTTGCGTACAGTTGTGCAGATGCTTCATCTAGTTTATCAATCTCTTGAGAAGTACCCGTAAAACGCATTATATGCTCCATAGAGAGGTCTTTGAGTAGTTGTGGCATAACGAACTCATTAAAGAACTCTTGGTACATTAAATCGAGATTCTGACGCTTAAACCCATATACACTAGTTGCTTGTGCTACTGCTATCTGTGTAGTTCCAAGTGGAGTAGTAGATGCTGGCGTTTCACCTCGTACTGCTTCATAGGCAAATGTAAGTTTATCTGCTTGGTTAAGATATGAAACTTCTTCATCTTTAAACGCTGATAGGTTTCTTTCTTCATTTGCAACAGGTTCGATTCCATTAGGGCTAAATAGTACGTCACCATTCTCTAGGTCTGTAAGTACGTTTCGTACAAGCTGTTTATCTTTAGTCTGGAATAGGTGAATTGTTGATAACTCCATCGACAATCGCTTCTGGTTCTTCAATTCATTTACTCGTACCTGTACATCAAATAGAGACTCAACAACACCACGGCCGAGCCATCGCCCTTTAACTTTATTGTAATGGAAGTCCTTGTAAGGATATTCTTTCTTATTCCACTTAGATTTGAATAGAACCACTCCAGCATCTCCAACAGTTTTACCTTCTGAATTAGTCTCGATTACATCTGCACCAGCTACAATGAACAGAGCTTTGACTAACTTATCTGATTTACCACCGTCTAACCAATATTGTGGTACTTCACCATATCGTTTTGTGACCTTAATAAGTGGAGTTGATACAATTAAATTCACATCACCTGATTTATCTTCGTAACTTGGTGCTGCATTTGAGTTAGAGAATCGTGCAATAGCCACATCTACGTTATCCCAGTCAGTTTCTTTCAACTGATTCTCTGTCATATAGTGAACTGTAGTAATAAATCGAGATTGTCTGATGTAATCAACGCTAGGGTCAATGAATAATCGTCTGAGGTCTACTATCTCAGCACCATCTGTAGTCTTTTCAAGAACAACTGAACCATATCGAGGAGCTTCTTCTGCAATTTGATTGAGTATCTTACCCATTTTAGAAGTCTTGAGCCAAACCTTTAATTCTTTCTCCAATAGATATACAGGGTAATAGTTTTTAGGGTCATTGATAGGAATAAGTTTAATATTCTTTGTATCAACATTGAGCATTTTAGATGCTACTTCACATGGGGGTGTAATAATATCGAAGAATAATTTATCTCTACCAAGAAACATTTCCGCATTTTCATACTTTCCTTGAAGATAAAGGGAAATACGTTTGATAGTCTGGTACTGATTGAAAGACCAACCAGGTACAGGTGAAATATAGTTATACAAAAACTGCTGATTCTCCTTGCGTATTTGAGCAAAGATAGTAGTTTCCATTCCACGGCCTGTATCAAAAGGATTCATTAGACATAATAATATAGATATTTGCAATATATATCTTTATGTGTTGCACCGACAATATAAAATATGGCTAACTATATAATGGTTTTAGATTTTTTACTTGCACCACTCTTTAAATGTTTTGTAATCTCTTTTAAAACATAATCTTCGTGTTCACCGAAAATATTTGAGTTCACATGCACAACTCCTTTCTTAATTATTGGAGATGTAATTGAATAGATACGTGTTCGTATAATCCAACGGCATAAACTACCATTACTAGGCTTTCTACCTGTAACTACATGAATATACTCTCTGACTTCTGATTGCGTATAACCCATTAAAACATATCGCTTCCATGCTTCAGTCCATACACCACGAGGAATGCTAAACTCATTAGAGAATCTAGTGTCTGGTTCTTGTGTAAATAATTTTGACTTTGATATGTCTATAATCATGCAAAGGACTTGTTACGCTGTCTATTTTGATAAATATGGTTTGCTGTATATATATCTGGTCTGATAGGTTCTCTTACTCCATAAACTGATAAAGCTAGTGACATAACTCTATCATCGTGTAATCCATCAGGACATTTTACTTTAATCTTTCCATTCTCTGCCATTGAATATTGAAAACTCTCTAATTCTGCAATTAAACCTTCATCATCTGGTATTCTAATTTTATCTTGTTCTAGTAAAATCGCCAAGTTATTAAGCAAATTCTGTCGTGATATTTCAGTAAACTTAAATCCTACTCCATCATTACATATAGTTAATCCTCTAGCTTTCAAGTCTTCTACAATAGGGTCGCCTACACCTGTTGAGTCTGGTACTACAAGAGCATTGCCAAATCTACGTGCAGTAGCTTCAATCTTAGCTTTCTGTAAGTTATAGTCCATTTGGTTAAATCTCTCTTGAGGATATGCAATAAAGTTATTTAGTGAGAATGGTGTAAGTACAGTCCAGTCATTGTACTTAGCTAGGTCAACACCAAGTTGGAAGTCTCCATGCTCTGGCAAGATAGTATCTTTAGGATACGTGTTGTTCTTGATTCGCTTAAAGAACTGCCCAGCACCTTCAATAAACTGGCAATAATACTCCTGCTCTATCATAGCTTCAGGCATACCTTCCTTACGCTCTTCGTTGATTTGTTCTTCTGTTAGTATCCCAGTCTGCTTAACACTCAATACTTCATGAAACCATGTATCAGGGTTCTCTTTAGCAATCTGTAATATATTCCATGCGTGGTTCTTACCTCTAGGCGTGAAGTTAAATATTGCAAATCCGTCATTCACTCTAAGAATAGGTCTTATGAAATCCCAAGCCTTACTGTTGGTAATTGAATATTCGGAAAACACAACACCTACTGGGTTAGTTCCTACTCCACTCTTTTCAAACTCATCAGCTCCAATTAGTTGAATTACAGAACCGTTGATTAGTTCTACTTTTAATTCAGTAGCATTAGTCTTAGCGATAATCTCCTTCGGTATATGGTCTAGCATCTTAAACCCATTATTATCTATGTTATCCCAAATTACCTTTTTACCCTGTGAATATGAAGGTAGGAAATAGAAATAAGTACCAATACGTTCAAAGGCTTTCTTGATTATGATATTGAAACAAACCTTATCTTTTCCGCAACGCCGATGCCATACGATAACAGCTCTCTTCTTTCCACTATCCATAGCTTTAAGAAGTGGTAACTGATAACTTCTAGGGTTGAACTTATAAGGCAGTTGTATTGTTGTCATCAAATTTAACTACGTTAATTGTTAGAGCTTTGCCGTCACTTGTTATATCTGATTTAGTTTCAGGATTACCTTCTGCCATTTTGAATAGGTCAATCTTTGGTATTCCTTCAAGCCATTCATCACGTTCTTCATCTGTCATCTTACTTAGGTAATCTCTAACATATTCTTTCATTGTAACTCCTTTAGGTCTACCTTTTAAATTACCAGACTGTCCCTTCTTCCATAGCCAAGGTTTACTGTTTTGTATTTGTTTATCAGTCTCTAGTTCATCGTCCATATATCAATATTATAATTCAAATAAAATAACCTGTCCAGTTACGGTACAAGTCATTCTACATATAATTAAAAGGGGAGTCTCGGCTAATCTGTATTACTTAACACAACTGATAGATACACCGTCTATAATATTTCCACTATTTGAGTATCTCTTTGTATAAGAACCGTAACAAGTAACCTTTGTATCTTTATCTGTAAATTTGTAGTTAATCACGTTATCACTATCAATAAGTAGGTTGTTGATTCGAATGAATGTATCGTTATCCTGTGACTTATAAACCGCCATAGCTCCTACTGATGTAGCTACTAAAGCGAGTGTCAATGTTGCTGTTAGAATGATTTTTTTCATATGTATATATTACTTCTTTTTATTAGTTTTGTCAATAGTTATCCTTTCGATATTTAGCTTGATTGT